GGCCGTCAACATCCAGAGCCTCGCATGGCTCAACGGCACGGTGACGCTGATCGCCGCCGCGCCGCACGCCTTCGCCATCGGCCAGACCATCGACCTCACGATGCGCGACTGCGCGCCCGACGCCTACAACGGCATCTTCCGGGCGCTGGTGATCGACGCGGTGACGATCACCTACCCGCTCGCCGAGAACCCCGGCGACACCACCGCGCTCGGACAGGGCAGCTACGACATCAACCTCGCCGGCCGCTACTTCCGCGATTCAACGCTGGTGTTCCGCCAAGGCACCCAGCAATTCGAGGTGTTCTCGCCATGAGCCGCTACTACGGTATCCGCCTGTTCAAGGTCGTCGATGGCGTCGAGGAGCGCTTCGTGCCCGAGTCGATGAAGGCGCTCGCCGATCAGGAAAGCTATTTCAGCTACTACAGCGTCATCAACGGCAAGAACAACGGCTCAGCGCTCGATGTCTACATGGACGTCATCGCCCACACGCTGGCACAGCCCCGTCAGGGCTCGATGGTGCGCGTCTTCGGCGTCAGCAAGTCCGACATCGCGCAGTTCACCTACCTCACCCAGATCAACATCGAGGTCCATGCCGGGATGAACCAGCCCGGCCTGCCGCTCAGCAAGCAGTTCACGCCCGACCTGCTGCTGCGCGGCAGCGTGTTCGCCGCCTCGGGCAACTGGGAAGGCACCAACATGTCGCTCGATCTGGCGTGCGTGCCGCTGTTCGGGCTCGGCCCGGAAGCCGACCAGACCGTGCAGGACAGCCGCCGGCTGATGCTGCAATGGCCGCGCGGCGAGAATCTGAAGTCCGCCATCCAAGCGATGCTCGATGCGACCTACGCCAAGTCGCCGACCAACCCGAACGGCTACAACGTCGAAATCTACATCAGCGACCAACTGATCTCGAAGGGCGGCGACACCGAGTACGCCGCCAACCTCTCGGGCATGGCCAAAAAAATCAAGGAGATGACGACCACGCGCTCGGAGTTCAAAGGGCTGAAGACGGTCGACGGCGAGGACTATCCCGGCGTCGACTTCAAGGTCGTCAACAAGACCATCACGGTGTTCGACAATACCGTCGACATCCCGACCCGCCAGCACGACTCGAAGAAGCCGATCCTGATCCAGTTTCAGGACATGATCGGCCAGCCGACATGGAAGTCGGCGGTGCTGCTCAGCTTCAAGACCGTGCTGCGCGCCGACATCGAGGTCAACGACTTCGTCAAGCTGCCGACATGGCTTGGCCCGCCCTACGTGCTCAACCCGCCCAACCAAGGCCAGCAGGGTGCGCCCAACACGCCGACCGGCGTCGGCCTGCCCAGCCGCAACGCCAACGCCTTCGAGGGCACCTACCAGATACTCGAAGTCCACCACAATGCCAGCTTCCGGCAAGCCGACGGGCGCTCGTGGATCACCAGCTTCGATGCCGCCTACAAGGGCCGCCCGGCGCAGGTCGCCAGCGGCAACCCCGTGCCACTTTTCGGCAGCGGCAGCACCGCGCAGCCGCAAAGTCCCTCGAACAATCCCTGACCCATGAACCCCTTCGACCACCAAAAGCATCCGGTCGTCCAGTCGCTCAACTGGTTCGCCGAGGAGAAGATCAGGCAGGCCGAGTCGATGCTCGCCAAGTCGATGCCGGCCAGCGTGGTCGAGGTCGACAAGAGCGGCACCATCGTCACCGTCAAGATCGAGGTCCAGTCGGGCTACAAGTTCCCGAAAATCCAGTGCCCGGTGTACGGCCCGCAGTACGTGCGCTGGCCGATCCAGAAGGGCGACAAGGGCTGCTTCCTGTCGGCCGACTACTACCTCGGCGGCATGAGCGGACTGGGCGGCGGCGTCGCCGAACTGGGACCGTGCGGCAACATCTCGACCGGCGTGTGGTTCCCCATCGGCAACATGGGCTTCGATCCGACCGATGACCCCAACAAGGTCGTGCTGTACGGCCCCGACGGCGTGATCCTCAAGACCACCGCCAAGGACAAGGGCAAGATCGACGTCGGCCCGGATGCCGTCAACATCAGTTACGGACCGAAGCTGAGCGGCGTGCGCACCGAGACCGATGCCGAGGGCTTCAAGGTCTACGTCAACAACCTGCTGAAGCTGATCGTCGATGCCAACGGCATCCGCTTCCTCGGTGGCGGCGGCGGGAACTTCGGCATCAACATCACCGATCACGGCACCTTCATCGACAACGTGAACTTCCTGCCGCACACCCACACCGGAGTGCAGTCGGGCAGCGGCAACACGGGCGTGGTCAACCCATGAGGACGTGGGGACGGCCCAAGAATCCCGACGGCACCAATGGGCCATGGACGCTGGTGCAGACCGAGGCCAACGGCCGCAACGACCACGTCATGCTGACAGCGCTGGCGCAGGTGCTGCTGCTCAACATGGGCGAGTCGCCGTTCTGGGCCGACTGGGGCATCCCGGCCAAGTACAGCGTGATCAGCCAACTGTTCCCCGACTACTCCGTCACGCTGACGCAGCAGCGCTTCGCGTCGAGTTTCGCCGCCCTGCTGGTGGCGCGCGAGGACGATCCGACGCCGACCTACAACATCACCGCCACCACCAATGTCGGCGTCGTGCTGAACCGCCAAGTGCCGATCCCGATCTGAGGACCAGACCATGGCCGAACCCAGCGAAGCCATCGAGACAGGCAACCTGCCAACGGTGATCACGGCGGCCGGGCTCGTGCCGACGCCGCCCATCGAATTGCGCAACCAACTCACCATCCTCGTCTCCAAGACCAATCCCGGCTACACCAACAACCTGCCGGGCGGACTGATCGAGGACATCGCCTCGACCGACGTGCAGGCGCTGGTGATGATGGATCAGGCGCGCGTCGAGGCGCTCAACGACCTCACGCCCTACGGCTGCAACGAGTTCGTGCTGGTGCTGCTCGGCAAGGTCTATGGCGTGATGATCGGCCAGCCCTCCAACACCTCGGTGTTCGTCCAGTTCACCGGGCTGCCCGGCTTCGTTATCGGCAAGGGCTTCGTCGTCGGCGACGGCAATCATCAGTACATCATCGAGGATGGCGGCATCATCGGCACCGACGGCCAAAGCCCGCTGCTCTACGCCGTCGCCTCGCTCGCCGGAGCGTGGGCCGTGCCGGCCGGCACTGTCGTCGAACTGGTCACCCCGCCGCCCTCCGGCTTCGCTCTCAGCGTGGTCAATCCCGAGCCCGGCATCCCGGCGGTGTCGGGCGAGAGCGCCACCCAGTACAGGTCGAGAGTGCTGCGCGCCGGTCTGGCCGCGTCGCAGGGCATGGCGCGCTACCTGCGCACGCTGCTGACCAACGTGGCCGGCGTGCAGGACCGCCTCGTCCACGTCAAGTCGCAACCCGGCGGCGGCTGGATGGTCATCGTCGGCGGCGGCGATCCCTACCAAGTCGCCTACGCGATCTATCAGGCGCTGTTCGACATCTCGACCTTGGTCGGCAGCACGATCCACATCACCGACATCAGCCACGCCGATCCGGCCGTCGTCACTACCGATCTCAACCATGGTTTCGCGACCGGCCAAGACGTCGACATCGAGGCCGTCACGCCGACCGTCTACAACGGCGCGCACGCGGTGGCCGACGTGCCGAGCGAGAAGACGTTCGTGCTCGGCACGCACTATCCGGCCAACCAGTTGACCGCGCTGTCGTGGGCCGCCGGCATCGTCACCGCCGACACGTTGCTCAACCACGGCGTTACCGTGGGCTCGACCTTCACCCTCGCCGGCTCGCTGCCCGACGGCTGGAACGGCAGTTTCGTCGCCACCGCCGGTACTGCCACCAACGTGCTCAAGTTCGCGCTTACCGCCAGCCCGGCTGCCGCCACGCAGTTCGGCCAGCTTCAGGCCGGCATCGCCAATTTCAACGCCTTGTTGCTCGCCCCCTACGCTGCCGGCGGCACGGTCGGTCCCAACGCGCGCAACATCACCGTTTCGATCACCGACTATCCCGACAGCTACCCGATCACCTTCGTCAGCCCGCCGCAGCAGACGCTGATCGGCACCACGGTGACGTGGCGGTCGAGCAGCCCGAACTTCGTGTCGGCCGCCGCCGTCGCCCAGTTGGCCGGCCCGGCGCTCGCCACCTACGTCAACGCGATCCTCGTCGGCGATCCGATCAACATCATGCAGATGGAGGACGCCTTCCTCGATGCGATCGCTCCCGTCCTGCCGCCCAACTACGTGATGTCGCTCGACTTCGCGATCAGCATCAACGGCGTCGGCACCGCCCCGGTGACCGGCACCAAGATCGTCAACGGCGATCCGCAGAGCTACTTCTTCGCCACCGAGGCCGACTTCACGTTCGTCGAGGCGCTGTGATGGCGATCCAGCTATGGCCGCTGGCCGTCTCGCGCATCGCCCAAGGCAGCAAGGCGGTGATCGCCGCCTACGGTCCCTGCCTCGGCGGCACGATCTGGAATCCGGCGACGGCGCGCGACCAGCAGATCGGCACCGTCGAGATGCTGTACGTCGACATCGTCGGGCCAGCCGCCACCAGCGAGACGGCGACGACGATCCCGATCCAGCCCGGCCAGAGCTACACCATCCCCAACGGCTTCACCGGCATGGTGAGCGTCAACGCCGTCACCAGCGGCCACAGCTTCTCCGGCGTCATCCTGCAGCCGCCCTCCGATTCGGTGACGCCCGAGCAGCCCGGCATCGGCGAGACCGACCAGCCCTTTCCGCCGCTGGTCTCGGGTGTCGCTACTGGCCCGCTGAAATCGTACCTCTACCAGCAGTACAGCGATGACGACGATCTGCAGGCCTTCGTCAGCGCCTTCAACGAGATGCAGACCCAATACTACGAGTGGTTCGCGCATCTCAATCCGGCCGACTACACGCAGGCCCACATCCAAGGCGCGCTGCTCGACTGGGTGGCGCTCGGGCTCTACGGCATGG